TGGTGTAATAGGACTCTCGGTAGAACTCACGTTCTTTTTCCGTGAGCTCTTGGTATTCTTGAAGCCTTTTGATTGCTCCCCCAGCGTTACTTCCTCCGGTTCTTGTTCAACTGTAAATATTGGCAATTCCGCCCATTCCCTCTCTTCGCCTAACGTGAATGAGAATAATTGTGAGTATAAGTTTTGGGGAAGTTTGCGGACAATTTGACGGATAATATCATCTCTGTTTTGATCAGACATCCATCTTTCTTCGGGAACTGCCATCAATTGAGAGCATTTTTCCTTGTCAAGTGAACAGCGGAATGATGCTTTGAAGAAATCAATATTAGCCAATATCCAATCAGGCGGAAGTCGTGATTTTAAAATCATGATTGCAACTTCCTGAGATTGTCGCTCAACCATCATTTCAGGCTTTTTAATTCTACCTAATTCGTTGCGGTAGTCAATCGCAAATGTAAGCAATCGGTCTATTTCTTCCTCAGTTTTACCCGCGTTTCCTTCTAAAGTTCTGCGAATTAAACCAATTGCTTCTTGTTGGGAAATTTTTTCTTTCTCAACAACAATATCTGCAATTTCCGCCAATGGAGCAATTTCTTGGAATTGCACATTACGGATTTTATCTGCCATATAATCTTTTTCTTCTGGGTTTAATCCGCCCATTTTAGGCAGCGGAAAACCAGCAATAACAACTATCTCAGGGATTCCCCAGGGGTTCTGCATATTCTATCCTTATATCGTCTTGTGGTGAGAGTAATCGGGTAAAAGTGGGATTTTTCCTAATGGCTTCTGGTACGACAATTAAACAGATTTTTTCACCAGATAAACTGTACACAGGCATATTTACAGGTAGTCCAGATGTAAAATAAGCCGCACCACAAATTAAGTGATCTGAGAGCAGATCACAATTAATCAACGCTACTGTATATCCGGTTGAGTGGAGGCATTTATGCAATGTCATCTATTAGGAAATAGTTACAGTTGTCGGGGGTGTATAGAAATAGCTATCACCTTGGATCTGTGCGCTACAACTGAAAGCCCGTTTTTCCTGAACTGGGTTTTGAGGTGATGCCGATTCAAGCAAGGCTACACCCTCATGGGTTTCACCGCTTGGGAATGCCAGCCTAAAATAAAACTCACGCCCAGCAAAAGCGGCTTGATGAACAATCTTCCGAAGAATGCCACCGCCTAGGTCTCCATAGACTAGGTTGAAGTCTAAAGCCATTGTCTTGGCATTACCTACCGTCGCTTTTTCCATGCCTAAGCCACTTAAATAATTAGTGGTGTCGGAGTTTTTTATCTGGGGTGTAATGGTAGCGTTTGTACACCCTGCGACGAACACAAGGGCTTTGGTTGTTGCAGTTGCCGCGCTGGCAACTGCACCTGATAGCGGCAAAGTTTGGATTGACGTTGCAGCAGTGGCAGCGCGATTACTGACTGTTACTGCGGTGCTTCCGAAGGTTAGGATAGTCCCAGCATCCAACACCACTGGCAAGGCTGCCACATCAATAGATTCCGCGCCAGATGAGGCATTTCCAGAGGCGGTGATTGTGTAGGTGGTCGGTGTCCTAGAACTGATAACAACGTTGCCGACTGTTTGCGTGGGTAATTCACCAATTTGGAAGGTAATTCCCAGCGTAGTCTCAACAACTGAGGGGCGGGCAATAACTGAAGGCATAGGATTTTTTAAATAGTTGCTTCTAGTTTTCCCTGCTTAAATATTCAAATAAGTATCTGTTTCAGGGTTAAAATTAGCCGTATACCTGACCGCTTTTGTTAACCGCAGGTGAGATAAATAAAATCTAGCAAATGCTAAAAAACTATTTACACCATTTGTACCTATCACAATTCTTCCACCTGTGAAGCTTTCACTAATCAGGTATGAACTGCAATCCGCGCAACTGGAAAAAATAGCCTGTTTGTCCTCCGCTATCAGACCGGAGGACTTGGATATAATGAGTGCCGGGGTTTAAGCTTCCTAGCTTAATCTGGTATTCCTGGGGGGATGCACCACCTTCGGCTGTTACGCCATATTTAAATTCTCCATTCAACCAGATAAAAATGGCGTTGTCTATTCCAGCCTCAATTACTGCATTATTCAATTTTTGAGTAAGGTTAATAGGGTAAATAATCGCGTTTTCTGTGAGCGAATCCCATTGCGAAGGAATAGATTGTAGATCCGACCAATAGCCGTTCCCGATAGCCGTCATTGGATCTATGAGCCATGCGCCTAAGATAGACCCGACTGGGGTTAAATCTGGCTCAGGCAGTGTCGCTTCCCCTGTAAATTGGAAGATATTCCCTAGGCTCGAATTGTAATATCCTAGGAGGTTGCTAAAATAGACATCAGAGTAACGTCTGGATAATTTACTTGTCTTGAATATTCCTGTGATTTGATATTGATCCACCCCCAATCTTATGTTTTGCCATTGTTCACAAGTAAATTCTTGGTAATCAATCACGCCATTGTTAGGGCTCCATAAAAATGAAGTTCCTGATAAAGTCCGCAGTTGATTTAATAGATCATTCACCTGTGACCCAATCAGTACAGGCGACGTTATAGACCATTCTTCATTTATCTGATCAACACCTTGAAAAACCGTTTGCTGATATCCGTCACCTAGCTTATTTATTAATAGTGGGAGTGATGCTTTTTTGGATGCACTCCACAACGGGTTAAGAATTAAAACGGGTTTAACGCTGCCATTATTTACGGCATTTTCACAGGCTGTTAAATCTGCATAAAGCCCCGGCGTACCGTAAACAGAATCAAGTATGCAACTAAAATTAATGTAATCGTAAGGCATTTAATCAAGTGCCTCTTGAACTTGTGAAGCATTGACAAGGTAAACCCCTAAATCTTCAGCGCGTGATTGTCCGGGTATTTGTGATTGGTAGCTTGGGTCTGGTTCGGTTTCTCCTAGTTTTGCGATAATAGCGTCATAGGAAGATTGAGACAAAACACCACCTGCAAGCAGTGTTTGAGTATTGCCAATTATCCAAGTTAAATTTCTTTGTTGAAGTGCATCCAACACCCGGTCATAGGTTTTAGTTTCGGATACTGCAAACGCTTCTTGCGGACTAACCAAAGTAGCTACTTCCTCAATTGTCGGTATTTTAGGTACTTCTGTTTGCGTATCTGGATTTGCTATTAATGGACGATTGTTTAACAGATTAGCAATAGCCGGATAATTTTGTGCTGTCACTAAATCGGCGTATTCCGTATTAGCTAATTCAGTTCGTAAAATCTCAATTCTCGATGTCATTTTATCAAGCCCCCGTGTAATATCCAATTGAATAGCCAACAGAATTAGCACCGCTTAAATTTAAAATTAGTGCGGTATCTGTGGCTAATTTTATCTCTCTTCTTTCGGGAAAAGTCAGTGCTAAACCGCTTCCTTGAATTTGCCCTAACCATCGAAGTAAATCACTAGAACCCTTTAGAATTATCGTTGTTGCCGTTGTAGATTCATTTTGCAAAACTAAGTGAGTAATGTAAATTGAAAGTCCACTACCAGGTGCAGCAACAATAGTATTATCCCCACTGGTTGCAATAGTCGCGGACACATAGATGATAGTCGGTTTTTCAGGAATATTCATCTCAAAAATGGCGACATCAGGATCGTTCGTCGTCCCTGCTGACGTAGCAGATAACGCCCGTTGCCTTATAGTCCCAGATCCGTCAATATATGGTGCTGTAGTCATTTGTTAAAATTCCATTGCAAAAACAGAGGCATATCGAGAAGTGAAAGTCGCATTCCAGTTATATTTATTCAGGCTTATCGGACTAGAAACAACCCAACGCGATGACCTGCCGTTAATGTCAACTGCCGCGACTCTGACGTAATATTTCCCAGCCGATATGTTTGTAAATTGTGTTGAGGCAGTTGTTTCAAATCTGGTATTTCCCCACAAACCATCGTCGCCAAGGCGTAATTCAATTGTGTAGCCTGTGATATATGGATCACGCTCACTATTTAGCAATGGAAAATCCCAGACTGCATTGAGATCAAACAGGTCAATTGTTCGGTAGCTAAAGGTGATATTTCTAGGGACTGACACAACGGCGGGAGGATTACGCCGCGCTGGCAACGGCTCAAGACTCCATCCATTTTCAATTTGAGAATATTTGGCAGAATTGTACTCAATGGCCGTGATTTCGTGAAACATTTCCGTACTGCCAGAACTCGGTACACGGTTCAAAACCCGGAATAACTGCGGCTGTACCGTAGATGACGCGAGTATCCAGTTTGACTCCGGTGGTGGTGCTGATAACAGGGCTAAATTTAAAGTGAGGATTATCGCGGCTGATTCTGGCGAGTTGGTAACGACTCTTTCGTGAACCGTGCCATCAGCAAGCATTACCGTGAGGGTGTAAGTTTCATCCTCTAGAATTTCCACAGGATTATCAAGAGTGATTGCTGTTGTAGTGGCCGCCGCGATCAGCCCGCCATACCGGATATCAGCCCTTTTTGAGTCCATGATCCTGATAATGTCACCGGGCTTGGTGTATGTTCCATAAGCCCGACACTTAAAAGTCACGGTTTCCTGTTCTAATCTGTCAGTTAGCAGCGTGGCATACCCAGCCCGTCGCGCTTGTCCTCTTGACGTGCAAGCAAAAGCAGATAGCTCAATTTCCCTTACGCCATATTTAGCAATTCCATCATGATCGTCAATTGCTTCTACGGATTGGCGGTAGAAGTCGTCAGGATTTGCCCAAGTTACCAATGCTATAGTGTGTCTGGTTTTCAGCCCTGTGCGAGTGTAAGAAAACATCGCCTCTTCAATATCTGACTGGGTGAATTGTGCCACCGGCGATCCGGGTTTATCTGCCACAAATCCGATTGCTCCAGACATCCAGTAGGAAAATCCACGAAATATTGATAAAAACTGCTGAATTACTTTATATGCTTCGTCTTTACCCTCCAACAGTAAGTGACATTGAAACCTGTGTTCAGTGCCACCATAGCCATCGTTTACGTACTCGTTGCAGTATTGGCTAATCTCGTACAATGCCCATTTGTCAATTTGGGATTGATTAATATACCACCCCAGTCCATAGCGAGTGCTAATAATTAGGTCGTACAAGATCCACGCAGGATCTGCTACTGCCACCGATGGGGTGATAAAAGTTCCATTCCAAATTCCACTAAATGTTAGTCCCCTGGTAGCTGTAACTGTGGCATTACTGGGTATTTGAACTTTCCGCCCTGCCAACTTTAAGGATATTCGGGGCAATGATTGAAACTGAGCCGCATTAAAACTAAACCCAAATAATGCGCTGTTGGGATATGCAAGTTTAGCTTCAGTTGCTTCCGTGTAGGATTGCCATCTTAGCACCCGTTGATAGCGTGTTTCATCTGTATCTTGTGGTGTGGTTCGTTCTACGCGGACGCTGAAGCTTGAAACCGTGCCACCGACATTATTAACTGCAAAGGCATATTCAAATTCTGTTATCGTGGCAAAGCGTCCGCCTATATCGCGTTCATGAACGAGAACAAACGCACCCGCACCCTGTTTAATAAAAATTTTAAATCCTACATTTAACCCCAGTACGCCCCCATCTGGCGGATATTCCTGCAAAACCACACCCAATCGAACACGAATAATATCTAGATTGGCGTTGGTAATTGTGCGGGTAACTGGGAGGTTAAACTTTACGTCTGCGCTAACACTAGACTCTGATGTAACCTCATCCCCAAAACCAGGCATCCTGCTTTGACCTTGAGTTCCGCGTCTGTAATCCCATGTGAACCCGTCAAAGTTCAGGGATTCGTCGCTATTCTGAATAGGGGTTTCATCAAGGTAGATAGATTTTAGCCCGTCTATTGGACCCTCAATTTCCCCTTCTGATACAATCCCTAAAACTGATGCGATTGAAACGGAAGTTCCTGATACTGCGGTTTCTGTCGGTTTTGCGGGCTTGCCACCACCACTACCGCCAAATCCTTTAAATTGTTTTTTCGGCATAACCACAATTGATATTTGTGGTTATTTTTGCCGTCGGTAAAACTAAACTGAGAATAATCGACTGAGATACTTGTGATTATCGGGCTATTGATATTCAGCTATTAAATCGGAAATTAGCAAAGCTTATGATGTCACAGCAACAAGGATTTTAAAAAGTATCACCCCAACCCGTCAGAAATGGCGGCTTTTTTTATTGCTTATTTGCCCCCACCTCCACCACCGCCTCCACCACTACCACCGGAAACATAGGAAGTTGTAATCTTGGCACTGATAACGTAGAGACCTACCAACGCCACCCCGTAAATAATCGGCACGCGACCCCCTTCTTTAACGGTTGTTGACGTGCCACCAAACACTAGGGATTTTTTATCATCCCCGCTGGGTGAATCCTGTCTGCCGAATAGCGCGGAAATGCCCTGAAACAACAACGCACCTCCGATTAGTCCAACTGTCAGCGGTTGTGCCCCCAATAGCCCAACAACCCCAAACGAAGCCGCTACAGCTAACCCGATCAGTGCTACCCCGGCGATAATCCTGCCAGCCGCACCAGCCCCAGCAATTATAGGCGTAATGCGGACTGATTGGACTTTTTTGGAAATTGGGCATTTTAGATGCTCCTCCCCAATCTCTTGATACCCTACCCGGATTTGATAATTTACGCCACGGTTAGCCGCTTCAAACAAGTAATTAGCAAAGTCTTTGAAGTTGGCTTTTAATGCTGCGATAGCTTCGGCAACACTAGATACAGCAACGGTAATTTGTGGGGTAAAATAATCTGCAAGTTCCCCTTGTAAATAGATTGTAATCATGAGTTATTTAGGTTTAAACAATATAGGCAATATGGGCGAAGATCCTGAAATTAAAGTTGTGATAAAGGGAAAACCCATTTCCAGTTTATTGGATGAATCGTGGTTTTTGGACTTAATCAAGAATATTCCTGAACTAAAAACATTACTTATTAATGGTGTCTTGACGGGCGTTTGCTTGTCTCCTATGACGTTCACGTTTCAGGTAAATGGGATGAGACACGCTGACGACACAAGTACAGTAAGCGTCAAGCTAATGGCGCTTGGTTATTGGGTAAATATTCTATGATTTACCCAATAATTCCCTTAACCCCAACTTGGAGTAATCCAGAAACCGAAACCGCTGATATTGCCAAAACTAAATATGGTGAAGTTGGGGTAGAACAACGTACCACCAAGGGCATTAATACCATTAGCAGCGCGTGGGATATCAACGTAAATATTATTAATTTTGCCGAAGTAGATGAATTTTTGAGGACGCGACGGGGTTCACCGTTTAGATTATCGCTTGATGGTGGACTGACTGATGATGGGAAGCTGTACATCTGCAAGGACTGGACTATTCAACAGCAAGGCGTGACGGTGGCTGCTTTTAGCGGGAAGTTTGAACAGGTTAGGAGATTTTTATAAAATATTTTAAATATTTTCTGCTTTATGCTTGACAGATATCTCTACTTTATGTATAGTAGAAAAGTGAGAGTAAAGCAGAGGTAAGCCAATGTTCCCAGTAGGTCAGTTTTATCTAGATGATGATGAAGTTTTAAAAGTTGTTCAAGCAGTTTCAGAAGTCCCTGAAGATGTGGAAGATTGGACAAGTGTAGATGATTCCG